TTCAAGTTATATCCATATCAGAAAAATATGTTTAGACAATTTGAGGAAAATAGATTTAATGTCATACTTGCGTGTCGACAATCAGGTAAGTCAATTTCAGCCTGTGCTTATCTTCTCTGGTATGCCCTATTTAATTCAGAAAAAACAATTGCAATACTTGCCAACAAGGGAGCAACGGCACGTGAAATGTTATCGAGGGTTACCCTCATGCTTGAAAACATTCCATTCTTTTTACAACCAGGAAGTAAAGCACTTAATAAAGGTTCTCTTGAATTTAGTAATAATTCTCGTATTCTTGCCTCTGCTACCTCTGGTTCCTCTATTCGTGGTTTGTCAGTTAATCTTTTATATCTTGATGAGTTTGCTTTCGTGGAACGAGCGTCTGAGTTTTACACATCTACATATCCTGTGGTATCTGCCGGAAAAAATACAAAAATAATAGTAACATCTACGGCAAATGGTATTGGTAACATGTTTTATAAAATATGGGAAGGTGCAGAACAAGGAACCAATGAATTTAAACCTTTTCGGGTTGATTGGTGGGATGTGCCTGGTCGTGACGAAAAATGGAAGGATGCCACCATATCAAATACCAGTCAATTACAATTTGATCAAGAGTTTGGTAATACATTTTTTGGTACTGGTGATACACTAATTAATGCAGAAACCTTAATGTCTTTAAGAGCAACAAATCCTATAAAAATTTTAGAAAGTGGTGATGTTTTAATTTATAAAGAACCGGAAAGAAAACATGATTATATAATGTGTGTAGATGTAGCAAAAGGAAGAGGACAGGACTATTCTACTTTTAATTTGATCGATATTAGCGTTCGCCCTTTCGAGCAGGTAGCTGTGTATCGCAATAACACTATCTCGCCTATCCTCTTTCCTAATATTATTTATAAATACGCAAAAGTCTATAATAATGCATATACTGTGGTTGAATCTAATGATCAAGGCTCATTGGTAACCAACGGATTGTACCATGAATTAGAGTATGAAAACTTACATGCTGAGTCTGCCATAAGATCGGATGGTCTAGGTATTACCATGACTCGTAAGGTAAAAAGGTTAGGTTGCTCTGCAATAAAAGATATACTTGAAAATAAAAAGATGAAAATTGTTGATGAAAATACCATTATTGAGTTATCAACCTTTGTAGCAAAAGGTCAATCATACGAGGCCGCTGATGGTAACCATGATGATCTGGTAATGAATTTGGTCATGTTTGGGTATTTTATTTCAACCGAATTTTTTGCGGATATGACAAATATTAATTTAAAACAAATTTTATTTGATTCAAAAATGAAACAAATTGAGGATGATATGGTTCCTTTTGGTTTTATTGATGATGGTGAGCAATTTATTCAGGAAACTGAAAAACCTAAATGGTACATAGAATATGACTAAAAACTTAAATTATATAAATAATACCATTGAACAACCGTATTATGAAAACTTATTAATAATAACCGAAAAAGGATTAACGTTATGGCACTATTTACACCATCACAATCTCCTGCGGTTGTCGTAAAGGAAATTGATCTGACAGGCGGCGTGCCGAATGTACAGACATCCACTGGCGCGATCGTAGGCAAATTTAGATGGGGTCCTGTAAGAGAAAGAACTTTGGTATCAAATGAAGCTAATTTGATAGACACGTTTTCTACGCCGGACACCACTAACAATATAGATTTCCATGCTGCCTCTTATTTCTTACGCTATTCTCAGTCACTATATGTGGTTAGAGAGGCTTCAACAGCAGCAAAAAATGCACAAGTAATAGGTATCATAGGAGCTAGTACTGCTCCTATACAAATAAGAAATAAAACTCATTTTGATGTATTATCATTTGATAGTGGTGAGGCATATTTGGCAAGATTTCCTGGAGACTTAGGAAATTCATTACAAGTTCAATACTGTGTGCAGGATTCAGCTTCAGCTGGCTTTGCATCATGGTCTTTGGCAAGCGCTTTTGATGCTGCTCCAACAACATCAGTATTTGATTCCGATAGAAATGGAGTAAATACTGGTATACACCTTGCCGTTGTGGACGAGGATGGATTATTTACCGGTACAAAAGGACAGGTTTTGGAAGCGTATCCATTCCTATCTCTTGCTTCTAACTCAAAAAATGAAGATGGATCAACTGCATATTTTAAAGATGTAATTAATGAAAGATCTAATTTTATCTATGTGACTAATCAATTTGATTCAGATTTAACCTCGGCTAATGCAGGCGCTGCACTAACCCCAGGAACAGAGATCATTTTTAATGTAGGTACTAATCAAAAAGCCAAATCATTTACTGGAGGGATAGATTCAGCCGCATTAGGAACAACAGAATTTTTAAATGGCTTTGATTTATTTGAAGATACTGAACAAGTAGAAGTTGATTTTTTAATTGCACCAGGTATGACCACTTCTGTGGATCAGAGTACCGTAGTAAATGATTTAGTATCAACAGCGCAATCATTAAGAAAAGATTGCATTGTAGTAACATCACCGGCAAGAAATGATGTTGTTGGTTTTACAAATGCGACATTACTTACCAACGCCATTACTGAAACTATGAATGACTTTTTCACCAAATCATCATATTTGGTTGTTGACGGAAATTATCTGAAAGTATATGATAAATTTAATGATCAATATATCCAAATTCCTGCCGCATCTTCCACTGCTGGTCTTATGGCTGAAACGGATAGAAACGCAGCACCATGGTTCTCACCTGCAGGCGCAAGAAGAGGTCAATACCTTGGTGTGACATCGATTGATTATAACCCTAATAAATCTCAAAGAGATACCCTTTACAAGGCAGGAGTTAACCCTATCACAAATATTGCTGGGGGTGGAGTTACCTTATTTGGTGACAAGACTGCATTAAAAAGACCTTCTGCATTTGATAGAATTAATGTTCGTAGATTGTTTCTTGTACTTGAAAGAGCAATTGGTAGGGCAGCACAAAATGTTCTGTTTGAATTCAATGATGAATTTACCAGAGCAGAATTTGTGAATGTCATAGAACCGGTTCTAAGAGATGTCAAGGGACGAAGAGGTATCACTGATTTCCGTATTGTTGCTGATGAAACAGTAAACACACCGGCAGTTATTGATAGAAATGAATTTATTGCTAACATCTTCATTAAACCGGCACGCTCTATTAACTACGTCACATTAAATTTTGTGGCAGTTAGAACTGGTGTCGACTTTGAAGAAGTAGTAGGCACAGTGTAGGGAGATAGGAAATGGCATTAGGTAGTGTTGACGATTTTAAAGCTAGACTTACCGGTGGTGGTGCTAGAGGTAACCTATTTCAGGTTACACTAGATAATCCACGAGGTGGTTTAGGTGTTGGACTGGATATTGATTTATCCTCATTTCTGTGTAACGCAGCTCAATTACCAGGATCTACCGTAGGAACGGTTATTGTTCCTTTTAGAGGTAGACAACTTAAGGTTGCTGGTGATAGGGTGTTTGATACATGGACCATTACAATTCTAAATGATACACAGTTTAAAATTAGAAATGAAATGGAAAAATGGATGAATGCAATTGCCAACCATGCGGATGCAGGTGGCTTACAGAATCCAGAATTGTATTTTACCGATTTGAAAGTTGAGCAATTTGATAGAGACAATACGGTTGTAAAAACCTATACGTTTAAAGATGCTTGGCCTTCAGATATTAGTCCTATTGAGGTTAGTTACGATCAGTCAGATGTTATTGAAACATTTTCTGTAACGTGGCAATATCAATACTGGACTTCTAATACAACTGACGGTTAATATCAGTAATAAATAATATGGAGAGCAGAATTATACTGCTCTCCTATTATAAAGGAATTTAAGATATGGCAGATGAAAAAGGTATCAGATTATTCGGATTTGAAATTAAAAGATCCGAAAAAGAAGATCCTAAAAAATTACCTTCAATTGTTCCACCTAGGGACGATGATGGTGCTGGATACGCGACTGCCTCCGGATCACATTTCGGTCAATATATTAATTTAGATGATGACTCAAAAGATAATAATCAATTAATTTTAAAATACCGTGGTGTTTCAATGCATCCAGAGGTTGATGCCGCAATTGAAGATATTGTTAATGAATCAATCGTTGCTAGTGAAAATAAGCAATCGGTCGATATTAATATGGATAATCTTGAGGTTAGTGAAAAAATTAAGAAAACTATAAAAGAAGAATTTGATAACGTTGTAGGAATGCTTGATTTTAATGAGCTTGGTCATGATGTATTTAGAAGATTTTATGTTGATGGAAGAATATATCATCATTTGGTAGTTAATGAATCCAACCTTAAAGCTGGTATTCAAGAGATTAGACCTATAGACTCATCAAAAATTAGAAAAATAAAACAAGTAAAGAAAAAGAAAGATTCACAGACCGGCGCAAATATTATTGAAAAGGTCGATGAATATTATATTTTCCAAGAAAATGCAGGGGCCAGAAATGCAACCTCTGGTATAAAACTTAGTATGGATTCGGTGAGTTATGTTACATCTGGATTACTTGATGAAAAACGTAAAAAAGTTTTATCCTATTTACATAAAGCATTAAAACCTATTAATCAATTGCGTATGATGGAAGATGCCCTCGTCATTTATAGACTTGCAAGAGCCCCAGAACGTAGAATGTTTTATATTGATGTTGGTAACTTACCACGAGGTAAGGCTGAACAATATATGAAAGATATTATGGCACGATACAGAAATAAACTTGTATATGATGCCAGTACTGGTGAAATTAAAGATGACCGAAAGCATATGTCCATGCTTGAAGATTTTTGGTTACCTAGGCGTGAGGGTGGTAGAGGAACAGAAATCACTAATTTGCCTGGTGGACAAAATCTTGGTGAGATTGAGGATATTGTTTACTTTCAGAAAAAATTATATCGCTCATTAAACGTACCAATTAATAGATTAGAGCAAGAGGCTCAATTTAGTTTAGGCCGATCCACAGAAATATCAAGGGATGAATTAAAATTTCAAAAATTCATTGATAGATTAAGAAATAGATTTGCACATTTATTCCTTGGCATTTTAAAAACACAATTGGTTTTAAAGGGTATTATTCTAGAAGATGAATGGAATGATATGAAAAATGATATTACGGTAAATTATGAACGTGATAACCATTTTACTGAACTAAAAGAAGCCGAAATTATGAGAGAAAGAATTCAAACTTTAGATTTAATGCAAAATTATATTGGCGATTATTATTCTAAGGAATGGGTAATGAAAAATGTTCTTATGTTTACTGATGAGGATATTGAAAAAATGGCAGACCAATCTGCCAATGAACAACCAGATACTGATCAACCAGTAGGAGATGATGATGAGTGAGACGCAAACAGTAGAAGATCCAATAGAAGAGAATCCAATTGTGGATTTAATTAATCATTCTTTAAATCAGGATTATAATAAAGCAAATGAAATTTTTGGAGATATATTAGGCCAGAAATTGGATATTGCTTTAGAGCAAGAAAAAATTAAAATGGCAGACCTAGTTTATAATGGAGATGAAGAGGAAGAAGAGGAAGAAGAAACAGAAATGGATACAGAAGAGCTTGAAGAGCTCGAAATGGAAGATGGTGTAGAAGAATTGGAAGACGATGATGAGTCCTCTGAGGATAGTGAGGAAGACGAAATTGAGGATCAAGAAGAGACTGATAATGAAGAGGAAGATGTATAGATCTTCGGTTGTAAAATTTTAATGAGTGAAAAACATTAAAATTATAAATATATAAAAAGGGAAATGATATGAAAACCTTTTCTGCTTTAAGGGAAGCACGAAAACAAAAGATGCCACCTGGAGAGCATGTCTTTAATGCCAAGATAAAAGGTATTACAGTTATGGTCCATAAGCATAAAGGTAAGTTTGATCTGTTTATTGACGGAGATAAACTTGATTCATTTAATAATCTTAACTCTGCTAAAAAAGCAGGTACAGAATTTATAAAACAATATAAAGGGTGAAGTAAAATGCAAATAACACCTCTGGCAGCAAAAGTAAATAATATTAATACATCAAGTAATAAATCAACTGTAGGTAGTGCTACTGCATTGTATATTATGGGTACCGCAGCTGATACGGTCACTAATCATACAACCGGTGCGTCATTACAAATTGCTGCAAATAGTCCAATTGTACTGTTTAAGGAACAAACGGACGAGATTTATTCAGGTGCTACTACAACGCACTTTACTAAAATAACATATCCAAGAGGATAAGATGAAATTAATTGCTGAATTTAATGACCAACATTTAGAAGTTATTACCGAAGCAAAAAACGGTAAGAAAAAATATATAATCGAAGGCGTATTTGCACAAGCTGATAAAAAGAATAGAAATGGACGTGTTTACCCTAAAATGGTTATGGAAAAAGCCGTAAGTAAATATGATTTAGAACAAGTTTCTAAAGGTCGTGCCGTAGGTGAATTGAATCACCCAGAAGGGCCGACGGTAAATTTAGATAAAGTTTCACATAAGATTGAATCTCTAAAATTTGATGGGAGCAATGTTATGGGAAGAGCCACAGTTTTGGACACTCCTATGGGTAAAATCGTACAAGGTTTACTAGATGGTGGCGTCGGACTGGGCGTTTCGACTCGTGGTATGGGAAGTTTGACGCAACAAAATGGCGCTATGGTAGTGAAAGATGATTTCCTACTCAATGCGATTGATATTGTTCAAGATCCATCCGCACCTGGAGCATTTGTTAATGGGATTATGGAAGGTGTAGAATGGATATGGAATAACGGCATTATTGAAGCTAGAACTATTGAAAAAATGGAGACTGAAATTAAAACTGCTCCGCGAAAAGATCTCTATGAGACACAGGTTCGTGAGTTTAAGAATTTCCTCTCGTTACTCAAAACTAAATGACAAAGGAGTCAATAATGACTGATGAAAATCAAGTAGAAGATCAGGATGTTGAACTTCATGATGAGGACGAAATCATGGAAGCTCAAGGTCACGATCCTAAAAATGCAGAGGCACAGTCTGTAGCATCCGTTGATAAAGCAGGTGACGCAACTGGTACAGCACCGTTGCCTACATCGCCTGGCGCAACTGCAAAAAATAATACCAAGAAGGATCCAGCACCAAAAACTAAAGCCGCGTTAATGGCAGCAGTTGTTGGTAAAATGCAAAAAATGGATCGAAAAGCATTAAATGCTATGTATCACTACAATAGCACTTCTGAGGAAGATTTTGATGGTCAACCAATTGCTGAAAAGCAAGAAATTGATTATCAAGCAGATTTCTCTCAAGATCTTAATGCTCTCGTAGAATCAGAGGCAACACTTTCTGATGAGTTTAAAGGTAAGGCAGAGACAATTTTTGAAGCTGCTATTACATCTAAACTTTCAGAGGAAATTGATCGTCTTGAAGCTAAGTACGAAGAAGAACTTTCCGAAGAGATTAAAACCACTAAGGAAGATCTTGTTGAAAAGGTTGATTCGTATCTTAACTACGTTGTCGAAAATTGGATGGAAGAAAATAAAATCGCTGTCCAAACCGGACTTAGAACCGAAATTGCTGAAGGCTTTATGAATAATCTTAAAGATTTATTTACAGAGTCATATATTGAAGTTCCAGAGTCTAAGGTTGACCTAGTTGATGAACTATCTGAAACAGTTGAAGAGCTTGAGGAAAAACTCAATGAATCAACTGGTAAATCTATTGAAATGGCAGAGGAATTGGAACTATTAAAGCGTGAAAGAATTATTCTTGAAGCTTCTAATGATCTTACCGATACTCAAAGTGAAAAGTTAACAAAGCTCGTTGCAGATATTGACTATGACGATGATGACACATTCATCGAAAAAGTTGTAACTGTAAGAGAGTCATATTTTAGCAAAAAGGCCGTAAATGGTTCCACAAACATTGATGAAGTAGAAGAAGATGACAACATTGTCGAAACTACTGGTTCAATGGGTGCCTACCTCACAGCCATCAAGCGTCAAAACAAATAGGAGTAAATGATGCAAAATACAATTTCATACGACAGACTCGTTGAAAAGTGGTCTCCAGTTCTTAATGAAGAATCTGCAGGTTCCATCAGCGATAATCATAGAAGAGCAGTAACTGCTGCTGTTTTAGAAAACCAAGAAGTTGCCCTTAGAGAAGAAGGCATGATGCTTGGTGAAAATAACGATACTGCTACAGTCACTTCCGGTGTTAGTAATAACTGGAATCCTGTATTAATTGCACTTGTAAGACGTGCAATGCCTAACCTAATGGCATATGATATTTGTGGTGTTCAGCCTATGACTGGACCTACTGGTCTTATCTTTGCTATGAAATCAACATATCAATCAGCAAAAGCTGGTCAAGATGTTGGTTCAGAAGCTCTCTTTAATGAAGCTAATGTTAACTATTCAGGTGATTCTGCTGCTACTGGTAACGGTACTAGAGGTGCCTCTGGTCTTGTTGGTGCTACTGATACAGGTGGCGGATCCGTTGCTAATAACTCAATCACTGACTCAGGTGATTTATATGTCCCAGTAACTGGTGATGCATATGATACAAATGAAGCTGAGGCATTAGGTGTATCTGGTGGTGAAGCATTTGCAGAAATGGGTTTCACTATTGAAAAAGCCACTGTGACTGCAAAGTCAAGAGCTCTAAAAGCAGAATATACTTTAGAACTTGCTCAGGATCTTAAAGCCATTCATGGTCTAGATGCTGAAACAGAACTAGCTAATATTTTGTCAACAGAAATCTTAGCTGAAATCAATAGAGAAGTTATCAGAACTATTAACTCTCAGGCAATTATTGGTGCACGTCAAGCTAATACTGCTCTAAATGGTGTGTTTAACCTTAACACAGATGCAGATGGCAGATGGTCTGTTGAGAAGTTCAAAGGACTTATTGTTCAACTTGAAAGAGAAGCAAACATCATTGCTAAGCAAACACGTAGAGGTAAAGGTAACTTTATCATCTGTTCATCAGATGTAGCTTCTGCACTTTCTGCTTCCGGTATGTTAGACTACTCACCTGCAATGTCAGCTAATTTAAATGTTGATGACACAGGTAATACATTTACTGGTGTACTTAATGGTCGCACAAAGGTCTACATTGACCCGTATGCTTCCGGTGATTACATTAACGTTGGTTATAAGGGTACTAACCCATATGACGCAGGTCTATTCTATTGCCCATACGTACCATTAACAATGGTAAGAGCAGTAGGAGAGGATACTTTCCAACCGAAGATTGGTTTTAAAACTCGTTACGGAATGGCTTCAAACCCATTTGTTGGTGCTTCACCAGCTAGCGGTCTTGCTACTGCAAGAACTAACCAGTACTACAGAATCTTCAGAGTAGATGGTATGTTAACATCATCATAATAGTAAAAAGTTAATTACACTTTAAGGAGGGCTTCGGCCCTCCTTTTTTTGTTATAAATAGTATGATAGGAGTATATAGATGGCAGATTTAACAACCAACTTAAATTATTTACAACCTACCGCATATAAATTGGTTATTGATAGAAAAAATTATCCAAATCTGGAATATTTCTGTCAAAATTTTACGCATCCTGGAATGATTATCAATCCAGTAGAGGTTCCGTTTAGAAAAATTGCTGGTGTGCCATTTGTTGGTAATTCATTAACCTTTAACGAGTTAAATGCAACTATTATTTTAGACGAGAATATGACCGCATATAATGAAATGTATTCTTGGATTAGAAGGGTTGTTGATAATGTTGATGTGAGGGCCCTGGATAGAAATTCTACAACAGCACCAACATATTCCGATATCACACTTTCAATTTTATCTAGTCAAAATACTCAAGTAAAACAAGTTAAATATCACGAATGTGTGCCTGTATCATTAGGTGATGTTAATTTTGAATCTACAGCTACTGGTACTGAATTTGTAACTTTTGTTGTGGCTTTCAGATTTACATATTTTGAATTTATTTAATAAAGTAATAAGTAATGATTAATTTTAAAAAATATTTAGAAGAGGCGACCGGTAAAGGTTTAACTATATTTGACATAGATGAAACTATGTTCATAACTAAAGCAAAGGTGCATGTGGTAAAAAATGGTAAAGTCATCAAAAAATTGGATAATCAGGAATTTAACGCGTATAAGAAAAAACCTGGCGAAGATTACGACTTCGGCGAATTCAAAAACGCCGAGGTATTTAACAGGACGTCCACGCCAATCGCAAGAATGATTAACAAAGTTAAAGCAATTTTAAAAAATGCCACTAGAGCAGGATCAAAAGTTATTATTATAACTGCAAGACCAAACTTTGACAATAAGAAAATATTTCTAGACACATTTAGAAAGCAAGGAATTGATATAGATAAAATTTATATTGAACGTGCTGGTAACCTTGGTGGTGGGCCGGCCGCTGATAATAAAAAGGTAATCCTTAAAAAATATTTGGATCAGAAAATATATAAAAGAATAAGATTGTTTGATGATGCTATATCTAATTTAAAAATGTTTTTATCATTACAAAAGGATTACCCTGATGTTTCATTTGAGGCATTCCTAGCAAAAGAAAATGGCTCTGTTTCTAGAGTACGTTAATAAAAAGGTGATATATAATAAGTATTGAAAAGGATATATTATGAAAGAACTTGATCGTATATTAGAAGAATGGGCAGAGGACTGCAAAATAGATAATGTTCACTTGGATGAGACCTCTCGCAAAACTCCCGTATTACATTCTAAATATTTAAGCCTCTTATCGCAGGCAAAAATACAGCACAGAAAATGTGAATTTAAACAAAAAACACTATTAAAAGAAAAATGGTTATGGTACAATGGTAAAATGAGCCATGAAGAAATACTTGAAAAAGGATGGGATCCGGATCCCTTTAATGGATTAAAAGTTTTAAAAGGTGATATGGAATACTATTATGACTCAGATCCTGAAATACAAAAATCAGAGGAACTACTTCAATATTGGAAAACAATAATGGATACGTTAACTGAAATAGTAAGTAATTTAAATTGGCGACATCAAACTATAGGAAATATGATCCGTTGGAAACAATTCGAATCAGGAAGTTAAATCACGCTAATTTACATCTAGAGTGTGATCATGGAGTAGCGGCAGAAGTTAGAGAATTTTTTACCTTTGAGGTTCCTGGTGCCAGATATATGCCAGCTTTTAAGCGCAAAGTATGGGATGGTAAAATTAGATTATTTGATGCTAATAGTGGATTTTTACCAGCTGGATTAATTCAGCACCTTGTTGCCTTTTGTAATGATCACAAATATGAAATTGAACAGATTAAAACAAAATATGGTTTACCATATGAACGTAGTGATATAAAAGGTAAAAATCTTATTGATTTTGTAGAAGGATTAAAACTACCATTTAAAATTAGAGAATATCAGTTTATAGGTATTATGGAGGCCTTAAAACGAAAAAGAGGTATTTTAATTTCACCAACGGGTTCTGGTAAATCTTTAATCATTTATGTACTGGTTAGGTATTGGTTACAAATTTTAGCAAATAGCGTGAGGTATCCACACGCTGGACGAGTATTGGTTATTGTTCCTACAACGGGATTGGTAGAACAAATGTATGGTGATTTTAAATCATATGGCCAGGACGAGCTCGATATGCATAGAATTTATTCCGGTAAAGATAAGAATTTTGATGCCAACATTTGTATTTCAACATGGCAATCAATTTATAAAATGCCAAAAATT